GTCGAGTTTACCCCGCTGAGAAAGTTGATCATTTCAGAATTCCAGAAGCGGGGGTTTCCCCTTGAACTACCTTCCGTCAAGACGTTGTAAGGAAGAGTTCGACTTGCGGCCCGGGGGGGCCTTCTTTTCCCCCCGGGCTCAGGCAAGGCACTTGCTTGGCCGCAGGAGGATGTGGTGGGGTGCGTGGCAACACGACCACTGGGAATTATGGAGCTGAAGAGAGAGTAATTGGACGTTGACAAACCTGTTTACAGTTAGGTCGGTGGAGAACAATAACATCGCTCGCTTGCTTGTATGGTATCGGAGGTAACCATATTTTTCCAGTAAAACCACCACATTAGCGGTGCGCTTGGTGGGGTGTAGCATTTTAAATTGACTGTTGTGAGGAGCTGAAGAGAGAGTAATTGGACGTTGGCAAACCTATTCGTAGTTAGGCCGGTGGAGCCATGATGTATCGCTCGCTTGCTTGTATGGTATCTGAGGTAACCAACATCAGCAGTCAATATTGTTACACCGCATCGTGTTGACATTTGCAATGTCGCCACAGGCCCAGTGTTCACGTAATGCCCTACCATTTAAATACCACATTAGACGCTTGCGCAGTGGGTGAGGATGTGATGGGACAAATCGTGGCTGGGTGCTACAAGGGCCATTGACCGTAAGGTCGCCCCGTGGCATAATGACGTTGCACGTGTAGAATCTCTACGTGCATTGAGATGACCTAGCCCCCGGGTACAATTTGGGGGGGCAGCTGAGGCCAGGCAGTTAATTACAACCCTGGCACCCTACTGTCAGCCTGGACTGGTAGACACAACCCCACTGATTTAAAATGAGCAATGTAAATCAGTTGAACGTCGATGACGTTTTTGGGGATGATAGTCTTATGCAACATTGCCTTGCCCTCAATATTGAGGACTACCCCAATGCGGGTAGAAGTAACCGCCGTCTATGGTTCCGTTATATGGACCTCGCCCAGGAAGAATATGTGAACTCTGATTTCGTAGCAAATAATTGGGATCATTTCACCTGGGACGAATAGACATGAGCGAGTTGAGCAATGACACTGGACTTGAATCGGGGGCTCGCCACCCCGTTGTGGAGGATGATTGGACTGCAGCGGTCCAACGGGTGCGCACTCTGCGCGCCCGACGTCGCTGCGAGGGGTTGACCGAATTTGTCGCCAGCGCCACTTCCGCTGCTGCCTACGGGTTGCGGTGGTTGATTGGAGGAGCTGTTGATGTTGGGTCAACCATTGGACACGCCACCACTGTTGTTGCCGCTGGGGCGGCACGTGGCGTGGCTGACGTTGTTGAGTCAGCAGGAGGCATTGGGGGAATTGTCACTGGAGTTGTGGCAGTTGCAGTTGTGTCTGACAATCGTATTGGTTATATTAACCGTTACAGACGCACTGTGGCGTCGGCCGTTTTAGCCGCCGTCCTCATGCGTAGCGCCGTTCGTCGTCGTTATGCGTTGGTGTTCCATAAGAGTGCACAGCTACGCCAGATGGGCATTAATGCTGTTGCCACGTTGAGCAGATTTATGCGTCGTTCTATCTTGATTGAGGCCCGTCAAAACGGTCAGACTTTGAGTGGGATGGCGCAGAACATCAGCGAGTTGGACACCGACCAAATCAATGCTATGTACAATGCTTGGGCCCCCCGTATACAATATGGGCCTGAGCCAGATCCACCACCCCCAGGTGGTGGGTCTGTTGGGGGGGGGGGACCATCTGGACCCCCACCCCCTGGCGCCACTACCGGGAGTGGCGCTGAGTCCTCTAAACCACCTGCGGTTGAAGAGGCCCATGCGTTTAAGCGCGGACCACTGCTGTCATGGCGGTTTGGGTGGCGTGATCGTATGGAAGACCGAGAGCGGGCAGCCGAGGGGGTTGCGCAGTTCATCGGCATTGGGACCAATGGGGAGCAGGATATCCCCATGGTGACCGGACAGGGCTTCTGGACACGCTTGGCTAACCGTATGGTGGGCCGGAGTCACAAGAGTTATCATCGTGCTAGCAACAAGTTTGTAAAGCGGGCACGTGTGTTGCGATTGTTGCGTGAGGAGATGATCTTTGCCGGTGTTGGGCACAAGCGAGAGCGAACAGCGTTGAATGTGGCTGCCGCAGAGGAGCTCGCTCGCAAGGTGGTGACCAATGCCATAGATGGTGGCGTGGTTGATAAGGGTGATGCGCGGTGGTATCGGTCCGGGTTGGTTGAGTCGTTCTTCATAAAGGATGATGATGATCAGTTCTGGGCTGGTGTTGCTGCTGCACCCGCACCTATTCGTGCCTAGGGGCGTCCCGTCGTTTGCACCGCTGTGGATACTCAGCGGGGTAAATACCACCTTGGGGTACACTCTGAGTGTCATCCTAGCATGGAGGTGCGACGGTGGGACAGGGCCAAAGCTGCTCCGGTTAGAAAGTTCGTTCGCCAACCGGAGGCGGCGTGTACTCGGATGGGTGCACACAACAGCAGTCTGCCAAATCTATTGAGAGCTTTAAACGAGAGAGTTTTCAATGTAGAGTTGAGTGTGAATGGTAAGACTGTTCTCGACGAGTGCGGAAATCCCGTGCTCCAGCGAACACCCAAGCCCCCCCCCGAATTGCGGGCTTGGGAACGGATGGGTAGTGGTGGGAAGAGGCTCGCTCGCCATGTGCGAGAGCGTGTGCCAGATGTGCAAAGGTTGACCTGTGGCGAATTCGTCGCGCAGTGTCCCGCGCATAAACGCATGCTATATGCCCGAGCTTCTGACCAGCTGACCCAGCGCGGTTGGGGCCCAAATGACGCAAGAGTAAGTTCGTTCGTGAAGTTCGAAAAACTGAAATTTGCTGACAGTGGCCCCAAATCCGACCCGTGCCCACGGGTGATCCAGCCGCGATCACCAGTTTTTAACGTGGCACTTGGGCGGTACACTCGACGTGTTGAAGAAGAATTGTATCATGCTTTGGCCGTTGAGTGGGGTGTGGATGATGAGGAGAAGGTGGTGATGAAAGGGCTCTCAGTGGAGGAGGTCGCCGAGCAGTTGAGAAGAAAATGGGATTGCTTTGATCAGCCGTGTGCCGTCGGTTTGGACGCATCTCGGTTTGATCAGCATGTTTCTCGGCAGGCACTTGAGTGGGAGCATGGTATCTATAAGAACATTTTTGACAGGGATCCTGAGCTTGCTGCATTGTTGAAGCGGCAGCTCAGAAACGTTGGAATTGCCTTCCTTGATGGGCACCGAATTGATTATGTGACTGATGGTTGTCGGATGTCTGGTGATATGAATACATCGCTGGGCAACTGTTTGATCATGTCGGCATTGGTTCGGTTGTATTGCAAGGAGAGGCGAGTCGTGGCTAAGTTGGCCAACAACGGGGATGATTGTCTAGTTTTTATGGACCGCAGGAGCCTAGAGCAATTCCGGGGGGGATTGTTTGATTGGTTCATGTCTTTCGGGTTCAACATCACTGAGGAGGAGGTTGTTTACGTGTTTGAACGATGCGAGTTTTGTCAGTCGCGTCCTGTGTGGTCCGGTCACGAGTGGGTAATGGTTAGAAACCCCCAAGTGGCCCTTAGTAAGGATGTCATGGGATTGGCCTGTTCCAGCTCTGAGGAGTATCTCAAATGGATTCATGCAGTCGGGACGGGGGGTTTGGCGCTATTCGGGGACATGCCTTGTTACGGGGCAATTTACCGAAGGATGCGCAAGTGTGGTAAGGCGAGTAACGTTTCCCGCAGTCTGTTGTTGTCAGATAGCGGGTTTATGCGTATGTCGTCTAAGCCGCGCACCCACCTGCGAGATGGCGTGGAGGAGAGCTGCAGGTTGTCGTTTTACCGTGCCTTCGGAATCTGTCCCGATGTGCAGTTTGGTTTTGAGGAGCTATGTGAGTCCATGAGGTTTGACGGGGTCGAGAGTGATCCTGGAATCGGAATGGCATTTGCCCCACCACTGACTGACCACTTGGGAAAACTTATATCCACGTGTATATAGATTGTACTATGCCTAATGTTAAGAAGGTTAACATGTCTAGGAGCCAGGGGGCGGCTCGTAAAAATGCCCCCAACCCGCGCGCTAAGAAGGCGCGCAAGAGTCGCAGCCAGAAGGGCCGCGCTCGGACTGGAGGAAATATGGTGTCCGTTAATACCAGGACAGGGGACAGAATGCCTCGCACTTCAACGACTAATGGTTCAACAACTGTCTCTCATACAGAGACGTATGGAATCAATGTCACTGGATCGAGTGATTATGAGCTGTTCTCCACCTGGGCCATTCAGCCGGGTTTGACGAGTTATTCAAATGGTTCGCCTCTGGGGTCTTGGTTGCCTCAGATTGCCAACAACTTTGATAATTATGAAGTCATTGGTCTGAAGTTTAATTATCGGGCAGCGTGTTCAACCCTGCAACCGGGGTTGGTTGTGTTTGGTTTCGAGCCGAATCCAGAAGGCGTCCCTCCTACGACTTATCAGGAGCTGCGCAATATGCATTCTGCCGATGGTTCGGCACATGCGCCACTGTCATTCGACGTTGGCGCACGTTGCCGGAAGTCCCTACTGACTCGCAAATCTGCTGTTGTGAATCTGCCCACGTATGACGCGGGCAAGGTTTATTTTGCAACCGTTGGGTGCGATGAAGGGGCCAAGCTGGGCTTTATCGATGTCACTTATCAGATACGGCTTTTCAACCCACAGTCCATTACGAGCGCCACGGCCCTTCCTAAGTATAGTGGTATTTCTGTTTTGCCGAGTCAGGTGTTTGTTAGTTCAACGCCTAACTCGAATACCATTAACGCTGCGACTGCTGCCGGCGGTGTGTTTAGTGACTTCATGTGTAGCTCCGTGTCTTTTTCCGGAGCAACACTTGGGGCCATTATCACACAGGCCGCACCTGCACTCAGCCTCACTGTTGGCGACGGCCATAAGTTTGTTGAGGCTGCGACCACTTATAAACAACTTTTGATTGCATATACCGGTAGATACCGGGTTAGTGCACAGCTCCCATTTGATTGGGAGGATCTCAAGATGTTTTCTGTGGTTCCTGTGGTGTTGCGGTCTGGCTCTTGGGTTTTGCCCTCGAGCGAGGTCTATGTTGATCCTCTGTCTACCACCGTCGGTAGCGTGAACAATTACCCCATCGGTTTTCGGGGTTTTTCGGGGGTTGCCACTGGTGACCCAAATCCTGGCACGGATTTGTCTTGTAATGGGACATGGGAGATGACACTTAAGGCTGGTGATAAGATGATTATTGCTGTTGGAGTTCGCACTTACAATAGCGTATCAACTACCACTGCCAACGTGAAATATCCCACCGGGCTGGGTGGACCACTTCTTAGGTTGGATTACCTTGGTCCGTCCCTTTTGTAGGGACTGTACATTAAAAATGTATATTGAGCGTGGACGTGGCTCGTAAAAGTAACGTCCGATGTAGCGTGGGTGCGGCTCTGAAAAGTAGCATCCGTGTTTGGCTGGTTTATGGTATTGGCCGCTAGCGTGCGGGAAAGCTTAAAGGTGGTGTATATGGGAGTTGGCTACTCCGAACCATCAGGGCTTGTGGCCATGAAACGCAAATCAGTTAAACGTAGTTAGAGTACGTCGCTGTTGAATCAGCTAGGACCGCTCGGTCTGACATATTTTCCCGTTCCTGGCATGGGATGGGGGGGGGGCATCAAAAGCAACACTTGGGGGTCAAGCTGAGTGTGGT